GACGTGGCCCACCTGGTCGGGATAGAGCCTGGAGTTCTCGCCGCAGATCTGCTGGGCGGTAGCCTCCAGCTCGGGGGAGACCAGAAGGGTGTCCATCTCGCACAGGAAGGGCAGGCCGTCGGGCGTCAGATAACGGCTGGACATGCTCTGCGCCGCGGTGATGGCGGACACGCTCAGGTCCTGGGCGATCAGGTTGCTGTAGGTCCCGGCGTCGGGATCCACGATGAAGCGCCGGCCCTGAGAGCCCTTGCTGGCCACGGGGTGAGAGGCGGAAGCCCAGGGCACGCCGTCGCCGCCGTTGTGCAGGCCGTCGGCGTTGTAGGCGTCGGCGAACATCCGCAGCAGGTGCAGATATACGGTCATGGCCGCGCTGTCGCCCAGCTTGGTGCCCACCTTGCGGGTCTCGCCCATCTTGTCGATGATGGCCTTCTTGTAGTCCACAGGGATCGCCAACGAGAACTCGTCAGGCGTGATGATGGTCTTGAAGCCGCGGTGCAGGCTGCCTTCCACCAGCGTTCCGGTGTAGGCCGCCAGCTCGCCGTAGCCGCCGGAGCCGGTCAGCTCATAGTCGACGCTCTTGGCGTTCACGTCTCCCACCACGGGGCTCAGGCGGTTGAGGCGGTCGGCGTAGGCCGTGTCGAAGGCCTTGCCGACGAACTTGTAGTTATCGGATTTCCACGCGTTGAAGTCAGGCATTGTCGTTTCCTCCTTCCCTTACTCTTCCACGCCCAGGCTGTGCTCCACAGCCATGAGGCGGATCATGTGCCGGTCGAAGTCGTGTCCCACGCACTTCAGCTTGGTGGCGCCCTTGGCGGTCAGCACCAGCTTGGAAAGGGAGGTGGTGTCCAGAGAGGCGATGCCGCCCACAGCTGCGCCCAGCTTGGGGTAGACTTCGTACTTGTCGCCCGCCGACGGAGCGCCGCCGCTGGCTTTGGTGATGACCGTGCCGCTGGCGGTGTAGTCGGTTACGGGGATCTTCTTCCCGATCGGGTCGGTGTTGGTGCTCGCGGCGGCCTTGCTGACAAGCAGAAGCACGCTGTCGTTGAAGGCGTCGTTTGAGGCGCTGGCGTCCACGGCTCCGGACGCGGGCACGATGGTGGTCGCGCTTCCGGAAGCGGCGGCAAAGGAAGGCGCCGGGCACTCAAAGATGAGCTCAGGATTGTCGTACACAAGGATCTCGACTCCGTTGGCTCTGGCGTTGAGCGCGTCCTCCACGCCGGGATGGTTCTCGGCGGCGATGCCCAGGATGGGCGCAGCGGCCGCTGCGGCGCTGGCCACGACGAGCCCGCTCACCAGCTTGACCACCTCGCCCTCCGCGATCGCGGTGTTGTACGCGATAGGATAGCTGCGCGCGGGCAGGCCTACGTTGCCTCCCGCGTTCTGAATGGGTTTCATAGTCTTCCCTCCGTCTGTTTTAGTTTTTTGATTGCGGTCTTTACCGCGACAGGAACTCTTTGGCTGTCATCTTCATGTTCGGGTAGCTCCGGTTCCACTCGTCCAGTTCCCTCTGCTGCGCTGCTGTCAGCGTCTCGCTTCCGGATCCGCCTCCTGTCCCCGTGCTCCGCGAGGCCTTGGATTCTTTCCTGGCCACAGCCGCCCGCTCTGCGGACCCTACCAGGTCCAGCCAGTCGGCGTACAGTCCAGCCATCGGTTCCTTGCCGAATCTGCTCCCGCAGAATTTCAGGAAGCTGTTGTTCTCGGTCAGCTTGGACACGTCCACGTCGGGGTATTCCTCGGTGAACTCGGCCACGTCGTTGGCGATCCACTCTTCCAGCTGCTTGGTCTCAGCCGCCTTTTTCTGTGCGGCCTTCGCCTCAGCCTTCTTCTGTGCCAGCTCGTCGCGGATCTCTTCCTCCTCGGTCACCTCCGCCACGGACTTCCCCGTCTCCTGCGCTGTTGCCTCGATCCGCTGCTTCCGTATCGCTGCGGAGTACTTCTCCAGGCCTTCGATGTTCCCGATCGTCTCGCCCGTCGACGGGTCGCGCATTCCCGTCTTCGCCAGACGCCGGTTGTAGTCATCAACGGCCCGCTGGTACCCTGCCTTTTCCCCCGCCTTGCGGGCGGCCTGGTACTTGCGGTTGTCTTCCTGCGACTGACGATCCCGGTCGGGGCTTCCGGAACTCTCTGCACCCTCGGCGTCCTGCGCCGCGTCTTCCGCGTCCTGAGGATTTACGACTTCCTCCTCAGCTTCCCCGTAGCTGATTTCGTCTTCATACATGGGGGCATTCCTTTCTCCGGCCTCTGACCGGTCCCCGCCTTGTACTGCCGGCGGGCCGCGAATTTGCCGGGGGAGGAGGGCTGTCCGTTGTCCCTCCTCCGCGTATAGGCTTTGCGCATCCACCCTTTCGGGATCCCGCGCCGTCTATATCACCGGCAGTTTCATTCTGACCCGCCCGCGTCGACCGTGCTCGGCCACATTCTTGTGCAAGATTTTTCCTGCAAAATCAAAGGGCGAGAGCATTTTCACGCTCCCGCCCCGCAGTATTTCCGTCATTTTGTCCGTCACTCGCGGACACTATCTCCTCCGTCTTCCCCTCCGCTCCAGTTGGGCGATCAGCTTGTCCGGTTTTGGCTCTTCCTTTACCGTCACCGTCATCCTCTGCTGGTGCCTTATCGCGTAGGTTATGGCCGCCGCCATCACCAGGTCGTCGTGCTTCCCGGCCATGGCCTCGGCTCTGTGGTCCTCGTTGTATACGAAAGTCAGCAGCTCTCCCAGCAGCTCCCGGTCCCTGAACCAGTGCGGGTGCGCGCTGAAGATCTCCACCAGTCCCGCTATGGCGCGCGGGCGCGACTGCCTGTCCGTCCTGAAGCCGTAGCTCTTCTTCACCTGGCGCGTGTACGTGTCCTCCCGCTCCCGGCTGTACTGGTTGGGATAGCCCAGCTCGTCCAGCTTCATGACGGGATACGTGGAGAAGTTGGTCTCCAGTCCGATCATGGCTTTGTTGTAGTACATACCCAGCGCGTACACGGCCCGCACATACTCCGGCTCGGAATACTGTCTGCGTAAAGAGGCCGCCTGTTCCCCGGTGCTGTTGTCTATGACATGGGCGGTGAACCAGTCGGAGCCCTCTCCGGCGGTATCTCCGCCCATCACGTAGGGATGCCCTTCCTCCGGCTCCTTCCAGATCTGTACCTCTCCCAGCGGATCGTCCTCCCACGTGAAGCTCAGGTCGTCCGCGATCACGAACCGCCCGCGCTTTATGGGATCCGGCGCCGCTTCTCTCTGGATGATCACCTGTTCGTTGTCGAACACTCCGCTTCCCGAATGCAGGAACGCCTCGTCCGGGTTTGACGGGTATTCCTGGCGGAACATGTTCAGGTCCCCGCCGCAGTTGTTGGCGATGCACCATCTCCTCCACTGAAGCTGACGGTCGCTCAGGTGATACCGCTCCGCGAGATCCCGCTCCTCCGGCGTCCACTCGGTTCCCGGTACCGGGTCCATCTCGTATTCCGGGTTCTCGAACCAGGCGAAAAACACCGCCTCGAAGTCGTTCTCTCCTGCCGCTGCGGCGTCCCAGCGTTCCTTGAAGTCCTCGTATCCGTTGGCCGTGGACTCTATGATCACCATGCTCCCCGGCGTGGAAGGCACAGCCTGCAGGATCCCTGTCAGCGTGGCGGCCTTGCCGTCGCTTCCCTCCGGCCAGAAGGCGTACTCCGAGAGGTGCACGCACTGCAGCGTATCTGAACGGCCTATGCCTTTGCCGCCCGCCGTGGCGCAGCGGATCCTCGACCGCAGTCCCGGCCGCTCTGCCTTCTCTCTTGAGCTCCGCGTCGGGTTCTCGAAAATGATCTCCTGCGCGTTGCTGTTCCGGAGCATGGGCCGTACCGGCTCCGGAAGCTCGTCGTAGAACAGCTTCGACATGCGGAACAGGTTCGCCGTGGCGTCGTCCCTGTGCGTCACGATCAGCGCGTTGGTGTTCGGCCTCGTGGCGCAGGCGTGGAAGATCAGGGCCTCGGTCAGCGTGCTGAAGCCCAGCTGCCTGGCTTTGAGTATGATGATGCGCACGCCCCTGCCTTTCTCCTGCTGGGTGCGCGCCTTCTGGTAGAGCTTCTTCTGTGCCGCGTTGAGCCGGAACGGGATCACCTCCCCGCTCTTCGTGCGGATCTTCAGGCAGCTCTCGATATATTCCTCCGCCTTCAGTGGGTTCACAGCCCGCTCCCCTCCTCCTGCTGGGACAGCCAGTCCTCGAAGGTCCCGCTGCTGATCGCCGCTTCCATCTCCACCCGGTTGGCCCAGCGCTCCGGCGCCCGGTTCGTCAGGAAGAACTTGATCGCGTTCACGTCTGCCGGAACGTGCTGTTCCTCCTGCGCGTAGACGACCTCCTCCTTCTCCAGGATCCGCTTCCCGGTGCTGTCGTATTCCACCCGGCGCACTTTGATGGCCCGCTGTACCGGGATCGTGTACCCCAGTGACCGGTCCAGAAGGGTTTTCTCCACGGCTTCGCATGCGTGCACGTCGGCGCGCCCGCGCGTTACAGCGTCCGAAATGTCCGAATTTGTCTTTTTCCAGAGCGCGAGCGTGCTCCTGGTGATCCCCAGCTTCCCCGCCAGCTCCTGATCGGTGCACTGCGCGGCCCAGGTCTCCACCAGCTGCAGCCCTTCCTTGGTGATCCACTTGTCTATCTTGGCCATGGCGTCCTCCTTACGGCATCCTCACGCGCTCGTAATATCGGCAGCGCATGTCGTAGATCCGCTTCACCGGCACGAATGTCCGACGGGCCACGGCCTCCGGAGATCTCCCTCGCAGAGTCTCCCAGAGCGCCCTGGCCTCCGTCGGATCCAAAGCCACTGCGTCCACCAGCCCGCGCAGCTCCATCTTTCGCTCCTGTGAAAGACTGTTCCAGCCTTCCAGCATGGCGTAGATGATCTTCTGCTCACGCACGGGCCGGCGGCATGACTTCATGGGCACGAACTTCATTGCCTCATCACCGCCTTTGTGTACCTAATGTACAGGCTCTGCATTCCCGTCTCCGAATCCACCAGCTCCGTCTTCTCTTTCAGGCTGACGTTGCGCGGTATGTACACCCGCTCTCCGTTTTGGACCGGTACCGGCTCGGTGTAGATCGGCTGCTTCAGTCCCCGCGAGGAGGACCAGCGCTTCTTCCCCGGTTCTCTGATGGCGTTGCTGCAGATGTACCGGGCGATCCCTGTATAGTCTCCGCGTCCGTCCAGGCGCCGGTAGGTCACGTCCTCCTGCGGCCAGAGCTTTATGATCTGCTCGTAGGCCACTGCCGGCATCAGCACATGGTAGTGCAGCCGCACGGTCTCCCCCGTTTTCGGATCCACCTGGGAAGGTGAGGCGATGTAGATTGGGTTCC